GCAACACCGGCCTTTTTGCCGGCCCGCTGACGGTGCTCTCGACCGAGCTCAATTCCCTCGCTTCGGGATCGGTTGCGGCGTCGAGCGTCGGCGGCTCTTCCGGGCTGTTCAACAACACCTACACCAGGCAGGCAGTCTGGGCGCGCGGGGTACTGACCGCCAGCACGTCGGCCGCCGTGTCGACCGGCGGAAACATTTCCTGCTGGTTCCTCGAGACCCTGGACGGCAGCACTTTCGAGAGCATTTCCGCCGCCCCGCCGCGCTCGCCCGATATCGTCTTTCCAGCACCGGCATCGACCCTGAGCAGCACAACTTTGTTGTCTCAGGGCTTGGTGCGCCTGCCGACCCTGCGCTTTAAGGTGCTCTGTCAAAACAACTTTGGGCAAGCATTGACCGCATCGGGAAATACCGTCGTCGTCGCTCCGCTCGCGGTGCAGAATTGATCAGCCGCCGCGGTCTGCTTACCGGGGCCGGACTGCTCGCGGCGAGCAGCCCCGCGCATGCGGCGCAGTTCCCGAAACCGTTTCGTGGGCTCTATCACCCGCCCGGCTACCCGCGTCTCGACTGGCGCCACCCGGCAACCCAATTTCTCGCCGACGCATGGTGGCTAGACGGCTCGATGAAAAATGTTAACGCCGGAGCCGGCGGCAAACCGCTCGGCTTTTCATTGCTCGGCCTGCCGTGGCGCACACAGACGGGGATTTCCTTCTCGCCGGCGGTTACTCAAGCCGGCTCGGGCTGCGGCTTCAACGGATCGTCGCAATACATCTGGACGACGATCACCGCCGGTATCGGCCCGTGGAAGTCCTCGCCGAGCGCGGCGACAATGCTGTTCGTCGGCCAGTGCAATGCGACGACTGCCGCGGTGCAGACCTTTATGAGCGTAGAGAACCACGCAACCCAGTCGCGTACGGCATCCTTCCAAATTAGCCCGGGCGCTCAAACCCTGGCGGTAAACTGGCAGCATTCTACGTCGACCGTTGTCAGCGGTAATTTCGGGCAATCGGTGACATTGCAAAAGCCCTTCGCCGCAGCGCTGACACTCAACTTCCTGTCGTCGACCGCGACGGCTTTTGCTTTTGGAAGTAAGAGTAGCCTGACTGGATCGGGTGCGACGGGGAATCAAAACGACCAACTGACCTTTGGCACTTCGGCGGCGAACGGCAGCCTCCAGTCGGAATATTTCAACGGAGTGGCAATTCTCGGGGCGGCGTGGAACGCAGTTTTGCCCGACAGCCTGATCTTTGGCCTGCTTGCCGACCCGTTCCAGTTTCTGATCTTCCCTGACGATGATCTGTTTTTCCGGGGCTGATGATGGTGGTTCCGGGGGCCGTGGTTTAATCCGATGCCTAGCCCAACTGTCGTCTATCTGACCTCGGGGTCCTCCTGGACGGTCCCGAGCGACTGGAACTCGTCGGCGAACACGATTGAGTGCATCGGTGCGGGCGGCAGCGGCGCGTCTCCCGGTTCGGGGGGCAATGGCGGCTCGTATGCGATTAAGTCCAACTTGTCGCTCAGCGGCACCCTAAATATTGGCATCGGTGCGGGCGGAGCCTCAGTCATCAGCGCCGTCGGCAATGCCGGCGGCAACACCTGGTTGGGTGGCGGGTCGTTCGCGACCTGCACGGTCGGCGGAGCCGGCGGAACAGCCGGCGTTTCATCCGGGTCGTCGCCGTCAGCCAATGGCGCGTCAGTTGGCACAATTACCTACGCTGGTGGCATCGGCGGATCGTCGAACCTCGGCGGCGGCGGCGGTGCGGCTGGCCCGTATGGTGCTGGGTCGACTGGCGGCGGTAATGACGGCGGCTTTGACGGCGGCGGCGGCGGCGGCAACGGAGGCGGATCGTCAAGGGCTGGCGGCGTCGGAACTGGCACGACTTCTTACACGGGCGGAGCCGGTGGCGCCTCAACGAATGGCACAGCGGGCGGGGCGGGCGGTGTTCGTGGTTCCACAGCCGCAGGCGTAGGCTCGCAAGGTTCTGGCGGCGGCGGCGGAGCCTACGGCGGCGGTCCGGGCATAGCGGGCGCCGCCGGCGGCGCGGGCGCCGAGTATGACACGTCACACGGCTCTGGGGGCGGCGGCGGCGGCGGCGAGGGGTCCGCTAATCACGCTGCTGGTAACGGCGGCCTATATGGCGGCGGCGGCGGTGGCAGTAACGCGGTCAGCGGCGCTGGCGCAAACGGCATAATCGTCATCACCTACACCCCAGCGGCAACAATCGTCAGCAGCACTGTCAATGTCGTGGCTGAGAGTTCCGGCGTCCTGCTGTCAACGCGGACGCTGATTGCCGAAGCGATAGAATTGGTTCGGCGCGCTTATGGCGCCGGTTCGCAGACCCGCATCTTTCGGCGCACAAATCGGTCGGTAAGCGCATGGGTCGGCGCGGGGGTCCATCGTCGATACATCTTTTTCACCGGCACGGGGGGCGCTGCCGTTCCGTTGGAGTGGGGGCTCAGCGCCGGTGGCCGGACGCTGTCCGCAGATGGCTTCGCTCGGTTTGAATTCGTGACAGCAGTTCGCGGCGACCGGCCGGCCGCGGTCGAGTCTTCTGTGGGCGCGGCAGCCAATTTTCGTGCTCCGACCGAGGCCGCCTCCGCGCAGCGCTCCGACACATCGGTGGGGCGCGAGGCCGTGCACAGTAGCGTGCGCGACAGCAACGCACCGCTCGAAAACCTCGGAGCGGCGGCGACGCTTAGCCAAGACAGTTTTGTCCCAGTGGAAAGCATAGTGCGTCGCCAAGGCGATGCATCAACCGCCGGTGAAGTATCGAGCAGCACTGGAACCGCCGCGTCGACGCGAGCGGAATGGTTGCGCGCATTGCGGGCTGACCCTGCTCTGCAGGTCGAAATCCTGTCGGGGACGCGCTCCGATCAGAGCGCAGCGTTCGAGAACTCCGGCGCGCTGATCATCGTCGGCGACAGCGTCGTGCGATTGGAGTCTCTCACGGGTGTATTCCGCCATGCGCTGGCGCCGCTCGATGCGTCGGTCAGGTTGACCGCCGATTTGCGAACTCTGCTAGAGTGGTCGAGCGCCGCGTCGCGCGACAGTAGCTCGTTTATCGAAAACGTGGCGAGGTTGCTGCGGCTCGGCGCCGGGTGCGATCTCGAATTCCAGACCGCTAGCAGCAGTAACCTCATTGCTGATGCCGGCGCTGCTATCGAGATTAGGGCGCGCGCCGCCGCCGATGCCCCGGCCCGGCTCGAAAGCCTTGGTCAGACAGTCGTCGCCTTCGACATCGTTGCGGCGCTGGAGAACCTTGCCGCCCTGCGCCGTGCTGCCGCCCCGCTCATCGAAGCTTCCGGCGCATTGGCGCTCGACACACGGTTCCCGACCGAACTCAGCAGCTTGTTGGCGCGCGATTTTCGCAGCGGGGCGGAAAGCGCCGGGATGTTGCTCCGGGGCGACACGATCGCTGATTTGGAAACTTTGATCAAAGCCGCGGGCGATGTCTGGGTCGCTCTGGAATCGGGGTTTCTAATTCCGGCGCCGCTGCTCTCGGTCGAACGAGGCCGCATACTTGCAACGCCCGGACGCCTCCGCATCCTAAAGGTGTATTGATGCGACTGACGCAGCCATTTACGCCGATAGAACCCGGCGAAATCGACTATTTCGTCTTCGATTTCACCAGTGACATCGGTCCGTCGACGATCTTATCCACAAACTGGACGTGTACGCTGGCGCCATATCAAACCGCAACCGATCCCACTCCGCAGCAACGCGTTTTGGCGGCCACATCGGAGACGATGATCCAATTGCGGTCCCCGTTTGATGGCTCACTGCAGACGAAGATCGGTTTTTTTTCGGTCGCCACGATCGGCGGGATGCCGCATTCGGCGACTGGGGCAACCTATATTCTCGAGGCCGAGGTCTTTCTGAGTGACAGCCGCGTCTTAAAGCTCAACACGACCCTCCTATGCGCCGCGCCCGGCATATGAACTCAAAGCCGCTGGGTCGTTTTCAACGCGTCTGTCAGGCGCCAGCTCGAGCAAACCCGCTCGCGTCTCGAATCAAAATTACAAACCGGGAATCGGGCAATGAAAGTCTATATCCCAATCGCGAAGGTCAATGCGGAGAGCCGCGAGGTATGGGGCTACGCCTCGACCGAAGCGCGTGATGACCAAGGCGAGATCATCAGGCGTGACGCATTGGTCGCGGCGCTCGGTGACTACATGAAGTTCGCCAATATCCGCGAGATGCACCAGCTCTCGGCAGTTGGGGTGGCGAGGGAAGCCGCCGTCGACGACAGAGGTCTCTATATCGGAGCCAAAATCGTCGATGACCAGGCATGGCAGAAGATCGTCGAAGGCGTTTACAAGGGCTATTCGATCGGTGGGCGGGTGACACAGCGCGATCCCGCCGATTACAAGACGATAACCGGGCTTGTGTTAAACGAAATCTCTCTGGTTGATCGTCCGGCCAATCCCGAAGCGGTTTTCGATTATTGGAAAGCATCAGGAGCTGCGCGCATGCCGGAGAAGCGATTCAATCCGCCATTCCAGATCTGGGCCTGCGGCGTGCCGGAGCACCGGCATCTCGCCAAAGCGGAGGCGTTGAGGTGCCAAGAGCAGCTCGCCGGGTCAGGCGCGGGTTTGATCGCTGCGGCGAAAAGCGCGATCGTCAACGTCGAAGACGCGCTGGAGAAGGCGCAGGCCGAAACCGGTCAGGAGACCGCTTACGGCGACGCGGCCTTTGCCGATCCGGGTTACCAAGCTGATGGCAAAAAGCGATATCCGATCGACAGCGAGCGGCACATTCGCGCCGCATGGAACTTCATCAACCGGCCGAGCAACGCGAAGCGCTACACAGCCGCCCAACTGGACAAGATCAGGACCCGCATCATCGCGGCTTGGAAGGCGAAGATCGACGCAGGGGGCCCACCTTCCGCCGCCGAAGGACAAAAGGCCGGGCGAAACGCGGCTCGGGCAGCCTTGACCAAGGCGCTGTGGGACGTAGGCCAGGTCGCGCGGATCATCCTCGACCTCGATTGGCTAAAGCAGAGTCTCGCGGTCGAAGCGGCGATGGAGGCGGACAACTCGCCGCAACCGGCAAGGCTGCAAGCGATTATTATCGAACTGTGCGACTTTCTGAACGCCTTGGTCGCCGAAGAAACCAGCGAAATTCTGGACGATGCAGAGAGTGCCGGGGAATCGGAAGGCGGGGCGGTCGAAACGATGGCCTTGGCCGGAGGCGCCAGAGGTGCGATGCTCGTTGCCGAATTGTGCCGCGCGCAAAACCCGAAAATGCGGAAATTTGCCGCGGCGATCCTCGCCAAGGCTAAACCCAGCGACGGGGACCAGGCGTTATTGGACTTGGCCTATCATGCCGTCGAGAAGTGCTCGGGAATGGACGGATTGCTGTTCGCCGAGAAGAGCCATCTGGCGCAGGCTCGCGATGCGCTGAAAGCAGCGGGTGCGTCAACGAGCACGGAAGCAACCGTCGACACCGCGGGCAACGCGGCGCTTCGGTCCCCGATGGTCCGTTCGCCGGCGCCCGAATTCCGCCCGGGCGAAAACTCCACGGCCGACACCTCAAAACACCTGTGGTCGGGCGCCGGCACCGGCGTGCTGGAAATGATCGAAGCGGCATTGGGGAAGCGGGGCCAAACCCATCAGGCCCTGATGGAAGTAGCCCATGACTGCATCGGAAGGTTGACGGATGGCGGTTGCTGCCGTGCCGCCAAGGCCGGCGCGCGGCATTCGAGAGAGACGCTGAGTCACCTCGCAAAAGCGCACGATCATCTCGTTGCTGCCGGGGCCAAATGCGACGCGGCTGGAGTTGATAGCGAAGAGGTGGGCGAAGGAGCGGAGTTCGAGACCGGCAAGGCGACGGCGGCGACCCTGGCCAAGATGATCATTGAAGAGCGGGCCGAAAAGGCGGCGCTGATCGCGACGCTGACTGACATTGTGCCGCGGCTCGACCAGTTGACAAAACGGGTCGACGACATAGCCCGCACGCCGCTGCCGCCGCTGACCATCGCCAAAGGCGTCACTGCGATTTCCAAACAGCAAGATACTGGCAATGCTGAATTCCCGCCTGACGATCTCACGGCCGCTTTTTCTCGGATGAGCAAGGAAGAGCAGACCCTCACCCTGATCAAAGCGAGCTATGCGCATCCCATCCACCCGCCCGGCCTCGTTGCGGCGAAGTAGACACAAAGCTCGTAATTCGGCCCACCGGCCGTCCCAAACCCGCTTTTCGGCGGGTTTTTCTTTGCCCCCCTGTTGGGAGGATTTCAGATGAGTTCGATCACCCAGGAATCGCTGGAGCTGATGAAGAGGGCTCTGGCCACGCCAAACGACTTGCTCGGCAAGTCGATCTCGACCGCGACCGGTCTGGTCGCCTACGACCTTCAGGCCCCCGCCAAAAACCTCTATCCGTTTGTCACCCCGATCAGGAACGTCATGCCGCGGGTCGGCGGCGGGACCGGCACGGCGACCAATTGGCGCCAGGTCAACGCCATTATCGGTTCCGGCTTCGACGCGATGGGTTGGGTCCCGGAAGGCCAGCGTTCCGGCCAGATGTCGTATTCGACTTCCAACAGATCGGCCACGTTTGTGACGATCGGCGAGGAAGACGCCGCCACCTTTGAAGCGATCTCCGCCGGTCGCGAGTTCGAAGACATTCAGGCGCGGATGACCTTCCGTCTGTTGCAAAAGATGATGTTAAAAGAGGAAATGGCGATCCTCGCTGGCAACGCCTCGCTGACACTCGGGACGCCGGCAACCCCGACCTTGTCCGCTTCGGGTCCTGGCGGGACGCTGCCGAGCGCCACCTATTTCGTCAAGGTCGCGGCGCTCACGCTGGAGGGCTACCAGAACTCCAGTGTCTCGGCGGGTGTGGCCACCACCAAGACGGTGACCGGGGTCGACGGAAAGATGTTTACGCTCAACGGCGGCTCGTCGAACATCAGCGCCGAAGCAAGCCAAGCGCTGACCCTGGGCCAAGTGCTGTTCTGCAGCGTAGCGCCGCTTCAGGGCGCGGTTGCTTACGCCTGGTACGTGTCGAGTTCGACCGGCACCGAGACTTTGCAGGCGATTACGACGATCAACAGCCTTGCCGTGTCAGTGCCGCTCGTCACTGGAAATCAGCCACAATCGGCGATCACCGGCGACTCTTCCGCCAATCCGGCTTACGCCTACGATGGGCTGCTGACGACGGCGCTGAAAAACGGGTCCAACGCCTACGTCAACACTCTCGCCACCGGGACAGCCGGAACCGGCACGCCATTGACCGCGTCCGGGCGCGGGTCCGTGGTCGAAATCGACACCATGTTCCAGGCGATGTGGACCAATTTCGAGCTGTCGCCGACGGTCCTCTACGTCAATGCCCAGGAACTTAAGAATATTACGAACAAGGTGCTGTCGAATGCATCGGGGCCGCTGTTGCGTTACGACTCGCCTGCCGACGGCAGCGACGGAGAGTATCAGCTCACCGCCTCGGGGGTTGTCCAGTTCTACTACAACCCGTTCGCGATCTATGGCGGTCTGCGCATCCCGATCAAGATCCACCCGCGCGTACCCCCCGGCACGATCCTCGGCTGGGCGGAGAACCTGCCGATCCAGTACCAGTCGAACGAGGTCCCCAATGTCGCTGAGCTGAAAACGCGGCAGGATTATTACCAGATCGACTGGCCAATCACGACGCGCCAGCGCCAGGTCGGTGTCTACGCCGAAGAGGTGCTGGCCGTTTATGCACCCTTTGCAATGGGTGTCATCAACAACATCGCCAACGGCTGAGGCCGATGCCGAAGCTGGTAGCGTTGCGTGCCGTATTCGGTCAGGACGAGGCCAATCACGGCATCAACCGCTACCGCGTCGGCATTGACGGGATAGTGTGGGTGCCGCCCGAGGCGGCTTTCCAACTGATCGATAGAGGCGGGTTCGCGGTGGCGAGCCCGCCCGCCGCCGTGGCAGAGAAGAACGGCTCGAGCGGGGTGCCGCCGGGCGCGCTTATCCGGTCGCATCACGATGCCTCCGGGGACTGCAGCGGTCGCGAATATCGCGGCGACCAGAACGGTGACGTTATCGTCCCGGGCGAGGCGGCGGCGGAGCTGACCGCGCACGGTTTTGTGCCGTTGGCCGCGAACGGAGATTCACCATCCGGCGCCGGCAAAAGGCCGCCGAACTCGTGACCGCGAGCCACCGCGGGCCGCTCTACAAACAAAACGAAAGCTGCACGATGTCCGAGATCAACGAGGCCGTCTACGCCGCGGCCGTCCGCCGGGCGATTACAGCGATCAACCCGTCGGTGACCGATGCCGGACAGGCGTGCGGCTGGGGGGCGACGCTCGACGCGGTCAGCACCATCTTGATGTCGCTGCTGATTGCGGCTGTCGGTGGCGACGGAGCGCGGGCTGCCTGCGGCCGGATGTACGAGGACGTGACCCGGCTGGAGCGGGCTTGGACGCCGATATCGGTGCCGGTTTTGGAGGATGCCGACGAACCGAAGGGGCATGCCTGATGGCCTATGGCGATTTGACGACCCTGAGCGATGTCAAGCTGTGGCTGCAGACCGGGCAAAGTGCTTTTCCCCCAACCGATGACGGATTGCTCACTCGGCTGATTGCGGCCGCGAGCCAGTACATCCAAACCTGGCTCAACCGCCAGATCGCCCAGGCCGATTATCTCGAAGTGCGAGACGGCACCGGCGGACAGCGGCTGCAGTTCGCCTGCTTTCCAGTCTCTGCCGTACTGTCGCTAATGATCGACGGCATAGCGATTCCGCCGGCCCTGCCGCCATTGCCGAGCACCGGCATCACATCGGGTTACGTGTTTTCGGCGACACAACTGGCTGTTCGCGGCTACCACTTCACGCGCCGCGCCCAAAACGTGGTTCTAACCTATACGGCGGGTTACCCAATGATCCCGCCCGAAATCGCTCAGAGCTGCATTGAGCTCGTCGCATTGCGCTACCGGGAACGCACCCGGACCGGCGAGGTCGCGAGGTCTGTCGGCGGCGGCGAAACGACAACGTATTCGCAAAAGGACATGAGCAGCGCGATCATGACTTTGCTGCAGCAATACCGCCTGGTGACACCGATTGCCGGAACTACGGTGGTAATGGCTCAAACCGCGACGGACCCTGCAATCCTGGGAGGCGCGCTGTGATATCGGCCTCGCTGGTCGGCGACGGCGTTTTACTGGATCGGCTGCGGCAAATGCCCGGCGACGCCCGCGCCGGTGTTGCTCGCGCGATCGCGCAGCTCGGCGTCGATCTGCAAAACAATATCCAGCAGAACAAGTTGAGCGGAGCGGTTCTTCGGGTACGCACCGGCTCGCTGCGTCAGAGCATATTGGTGCAAATCGACCAGAGCGACACGGCAACCACAGCGACAGTGTCCAGCAATCTCGGTTATGCCGCGGCACAGGAGTATGGATTTTCCGGCACGGTAAACGTCCGGGCCGGCTTGCGACAGATCAGGGAGGCGTTTGGGCGCCCGATCGCCGCGAAGACCGTGAGCGTTCGCGGCTACAGCCGCCGGATGGATCTGCCGGAACGCTCGTTCTTGCGCTCGGCACTGGATGACATGACGCCGGATATCAGCGCCGATATCGAAGACGCATTGCGCGAGGCGATAAGCTGATGATCATCCGCGAGGCGATCTACTCGGCACTGTGGGTGTTGGGCTCGGGCGCGGCGACTTTCGCCAGCTCTAACCGCAGGCTACGGCATTGGGCGGATGTCGCGCCCGCCGAACAGCCGGCGCTGTTTCTCAGCGAAAAGGGCGGCCATGCGGTCATCAAGGCGCTAGGCGCCCCGATCATCTGGACGCTTTACGCGGATTTCTACATCTATGTCCATTCGGACGACCCGTATGCAGCTCCGGCGACAATCTTGAACCCTCTGCTCGATGCGCTTGAGCAGGCGCTGGCGCCGTCACCGGTAACGGGCATCCAAAATCTTGGACTGCCCGACATGGTCCAGCACGCCTACATCGTCGGCAAGATCGAGACGGATGAGGGCGTCCTCGGCGACCAGGCGATTGCGATCGTGCCCGTCGAAATCCTGTGCGTGTGAGGTTAGGACGCAATGAGCATTCTCCACGTCTTTACCGCAAGATTTAATCCGCGTCGCTGGCGTGCACCGCATCAGCATTACCTCGACTGGGCGCACCACCTACGCAAGCTCGGCGCCGACGTGACAGTGATCGAATGCGCCTATGGCGAGACGCCGTTCGAGTGTGAAATCCCCGGTGTCGTCACTCATATCGGAGTGCGCGCCGACAGCTGGGCGTGGACCAAAGAATGTCTACTGAATCTCGGCATTCAGCGCCGCCCGGAAGCAAGATACATCTGCTGGTCCGACAGCGACGTATTCCCGCGCCGCCGAGATTGGGTCGAGGAAACGGTTGCCGCCCTGCAGCACTATCGCGTGGTGCAGCCGTGGCGCGACTGCTATGATCTCGGTCCCAATGATTCGCATCAGGATCACTGGCGCTCATTCTGTCACCAATACGTGCATGGCCACCCGATCGTTGTCGGCGAGGGTGAGGACTTTCACAAATTTTGGATCGGCGGCGGTGGTCAGCACCACTATCCGCATCCCGGGTATGTGTGGGCGATCCGCCGCGACACGCTGAACCTGATCGGTGGACTGTTCGAGTATGGCGGCATGGGCGCTGCCGATCACCACCAAGCCGTGGCCATGCTCGGCATGGCGAGCCGGTCCTTCCCCCGCACTGTGTCGCCGACCTACAAAACCATGCTGGAGGCGTGGCAGCGCCGCGCCCGGCACGCCATCAACGGACGTATCGGCTACGTGGCCGGAACTATTGAGCATCGCTTTCATGGTGCCAAGGTCAATCGCCAGTATTGGGACCGCTGGCAGATGTTTCTGCGCCACGGCTTCGATCCGATTACCGATCTGAAGCGCAATACTTGGGGCGTCCTCGAATTCGCCGGCAACAAGCCGGAACTCGAGTTCGAATGGGACCAGTATTTGCGGTCTCGGCGCGAGGACGACAATTCCGTGGCGCAGACGTTTCGTCCGCCGGATCGCCATCATCACCCTCGACCGCTCCCGCCGGCCCCGCCAATTTCGCATCCAAGGACAGGGCCGCCGCCATCTCCGCTGCCACGCCCGGCCGAGCCGCGGCATTAACGGCGCCGAGCAATGGAAGAATGCAGCAAGATGAACAATAGTGACACAACTGAGCCGGCGTCGGGGTCTCCCGTGGGAGCGGCTGAGCACCGGTTCGATGCATTGATCGAGGGCTGGTGGGCCGATCATTTCCCGGGATCGGCGGTTGCCCGCGACACCGCGGCTTGGAACGTGGCGTACGCCGCCAAAGAGGCGCTGAAGCGGCGGCTGCTGCGAGCTGAGGGCCAGGCCTTACCGCCGACGGGCATGCGGACAAAGATTTGCTAGGGAGTATGTGACATGCAGCTCAGTTTCGGCTCGGGCGCACTGTGGGGCGAGCGCACCGACGTGACCGGCTCGGGGATCGGTCCGCGCCAATTTGGCGTGCTTCAGGACATTCAGATCGATTTCGACTGGACCGACAAGGAGCTGTACGGCCAGCTCCAATTTCCTGTGGCAATCGCCCGCGGTCAAGGCAAGATCAGCGGCAAAGCTAAATTTGCCCAAATCCTCGGTCTGTTGTACTCTGATATCTTTTTCGGTTTGGCATCGGCGACCGGCCAGTTTGCCATCTCGCAAATGGAGGCTGCTGCAGTCCCGTCAGTGACGCCCTATACCGTGCCGGTCGCCAATGCGGCAAGCTATAATGACGACCTCGGCGTCGTTTATGCAGGCAACGGCAAGCGATTCAACCGCGTCACGACGCCTGCGGCGGCGGGTCAGTACTCGGTCAACTTTGCAAGCGGCATCTATACCTTCGCGGCGGCGGATGCCAATGCGGCGTTGCTGATTTCCTACACCTACGGCATCACAATTTCGGGCAGCAAGCTCGCCCTAACCAACCAGGTGATGGGTACGACGCCGACATTCAAGGCAACGTTTTATACGACCTACAGCGGGGCCGGGACGGCGCTGCGGCTCAACGCCTGTACCGCCAACAAATTGTCGATGCCGACCAAAATCGACGATTGGACGATCAGTGAGCTCGATTTCAGCGCTTTCGCCGACGCTTCCGGCACCATTGGCTACCTGAGCACGGTTGAATAATGCCGCTGCTCGCGCGATGCGGCTTCGCCGTTTAGGGAGGGTAGGGTGATCCGGGGTGTAATGGTCGCGATGGGCGGCCGCGAATGGACGGTTCCCCCGTTAACCTTGGGCCAGCTCCGCCGGCTAATGCCGAAAGTGCGGCAATTGACCGAGATCGGCGCGCAAATGGGGGAGTCGCAGATCGGCGTACTGGTCGAGATCGTGGCTGCCGCCTTGCAGCGTAACTACCCCGATATAACCCCGGAGACGGTTGAAGACCTGCTCGATCTCGGCAATGCCGGCGCTGTGTTGAATGCTGTACTGACCGGGTCGGGCCTCAAATCCCGGGACCGTTCGCCGGGGGAAGCCGCCGCCCCCGAGATCGACTCGGGGGCGCCGGCGCCGGTCCCACAGACGGTTGGGGACATATCTACGGCCTCCTCGCCACCGCCTGCGGCTACAGTTATCCGGTAATCGATGCGATGACGCTCTTCGACGTAGAAGAGCTGACGCGTTATTGGATTGAGCATCCGCCGCTTCATTTGATGGTCGCCGCTTATCTCGGCGTCGGCAAGGAAAAGCGCAGACGGGAGATGTCGGGGGCCGCCCCTGTCACAGCGGAGGCGGCCTCAGCATTCCAACACGGCATGCTTCTCGCGGAACTAGGACCCGGATTTGCCACCGGAAATGTGCATGCCGGTCTTGCCCCCGTCGTCCTCGACATGGCCGAATTGCGGCGCCGGACGAAATCGAACGGCTGAACCCGTGATGTTTGACGCGCTGCTGTTCGCCCCACAAAAGACGGGCGCCGCAAGCGCCTTTTATTGAGGGCTGGTGTGGCCGATCTTGAAACGAGCGTCGCAATAACCGCCCAGACCGACGATCTCCAATCGGGTATGGAGGCGGCGGCTGATTCGGTCGGGACCGCAACCGGGGCGATGAAGGCCCAGTTCGCCGATCTCGGCGTCGCGGCGCAGCAGGCGCAAGCCAGCATCAACAACGCGACCGCTCAAATCGGATCGACGATCGGCGCGCTGCAGTCGAGAGCGGCCGATCTCGCGCGTTCGGTGGGTGGCGCGGTCGGCCAGGTCGGAAGCAGCGCCAATCAAGGCAGCCAGCTACCCGGCATTTCAGTAACCCAAAGCACCGGGAGCGCGCAGGGGAGCGGTGGCTCGGCGAGCCAATCGCAAGCCTGGCGTGCGGAATTGCAAAGCCAGCTCGCCGCCGAACAATCGTTCTACGCAGATTCCAAAGCCGAGGAGCTGGCGTTTTGGCAGGACAAGCTTGCCTTGACCAATGCCGGGTCGAAGGAGCAGCTGGCGGTCGAAAGCAACATTTATCAGCTCGAAAAGCAGTTGGCGGTGCAAAACGAGCGCGACACGTTGGCCTCGCTCAGTGCCGATGAAAAGGTCACCGACGCTGCTTATGCGCGCAAAAAGGCTGCGATCGAGGACGAAGCTCAACTCGGTAAAGTTTCCGCCACTGAGGAAATCGCGCAGCTAACGGATCTGCTCGACAGCCAGTGGGCGCTTGAGCAGGACTATTATGAGAAAAAGCTCTCGGCTGCTGAAAATGACGCGCAAACCCAGCAGAAGCTGACCGAGCAAGAAGAACTCGCCTACCAGAAATATTTGACCGATAAAGACAAGCTCGACGCGCAAGCGGTGCAGAACAGTCAGAAGCAGTGGCAGAGCCTATTGCAGCCGGTTCAGCGCGCGTTGGACACGTCGGTCACCGGGATTATCATGGGGACGACCACAGTGCAGAAGGCGCTCGCCAACCTCGCACAGTCGGTTATCGCCGAATTCGTCAACTCCGCTGTGGGCGGCGTCTTCAGCAGTCTCGGCAAACTGCTCGGCGGCAGCCTCGTCGGGGGTGGAAGCGGGGGCGGGGGCGGCAGCGATCAGGATTTCTGGGGCGGCGTGGCTGGCGCCGGCGAAGATCTCGTCGGCGGCGGGGTCTCCGCGGGGCTGTTCGGCTCCAGTGGCCTGCTAGGCGCTCTCGGGCTTGGCGGTCTAACTTCAGGTGGCGGCCTTTTCGGCGGTTTGTTCAGCGGCATTGGATCGTTATTCGGGTTCGAACACGGCGGCATCGTGCCATCGGCACAAGGCGGCTGGATGGTGCCGTCGACCTCGCTCGCCATGCTGCATACCAATGAAATGGTCCTCCCGGCCGATATCAGCCAGGGATTGCAGTCGATGATTGGCAGCGGCGGCAGCACCGGATCTAGCGGCGGCGCGAACGTCATGTTCAACGTCTCGGCGATGGACAGCCAGTCGGTTGCGAAATTCTTCCAGTCCAACGGCAGTCTTCTGGTCGCCGCGATCAATCGAGCAACCCGCAACGGGTCGGCCCTGCGGAGCGCCTGATGGCACTGATTTTCCCAGCCCTGCCGGGCCTTGCCTGGAGCGTCACCAAGGCGCCGATTTTTCAGACCCGTATCCAGCGCGCGGCCTCCGGCCGTGAGTTGCGCGCGCTCGATTATCCTTTCCCGCTATGGCAATTCACCTTGGTTTTCGCTTTTCTGCGCGACAACCCCAACGCCGGTTTTGACGAATTGCGCACCCTGATGGGGTTCTACCTGTCGTGTCAGGGCGCCTTTGGCAGTTTTCTATTCCAGGACCCGAGCGATTACCAAGTCACCGGGCAATACATCGCGGAGGGCGATTCGAGCACCTCCGTGTTTCAATTGCAGCGCACAATGGGCACGAGCCTGCCGAGCGGCGGCTTTGCCGAGCCGACTGTCGCCCCCAATACGGTCGACGCCATCTATTTCGACGGCATCACCCAGGATGCCGCCGGCTACAGCGTCGACCCGAGTACGGGCCTTGTCACCTTCGCGACGCCGCCCGGTACGGGCCTGGTAATAACCGCCGACTTTTCTTACTGGTTTCGCTGTCGGTTTGTAGACGACAGCTACGATTTCGAGAATTTCATGTATCGGTTGTGGCAGCTTAAAAAGCTGACGTTGATTTCGGTGCGCTCGTGAAGCCGGCTTCCCCAGCGCTGATCGCGCTGTTGAATTCAGGTACGCAGTTTACGATGGCCGACTTGTACACCTTTACCTTGGTCGGCGGCACCGTGCTGCGTTATTCGTCGGCCCCAACCGCGCTCGTCGTCAATGGCTCTAGTTTTGCCTTAGGCCCCAAATTCGAGCGCTCGAAAACCAACACCGTGATCGGCACGCAAGTCGACGAACTCGACATCAAAATTTATCCCGAGACGACAGATCTGATCGGCACCACGCCATGGCTGCAGGCCGCTTGGCAGGGCCAGCTCGACGGTGCGCTGTTGCAGCTCGAACGCGCCTTTATGCCGACTTACGGCAACACGAGCCCCGGAACAGTGATTTTGTTCGCCGGCCGGATCTCGGACATTGATTGCAGCCGCACCGGCATCGACATGAAATGCCGCTCGCACCTGGAGTTGCTGAACATACAGATGCCGCGGCGGCTGTGGCAGACATCGTGCACGCACGTTTTCGGTGACGCGATGTGCCAGTTCGACCGCGCCAGTTTGCAGGCGAGCTTTGCTTGCGGTGCCGGATCAACCGAAACAAAGATCGTCAGCTCGGTCAACCCGTCGCCGCAAGGGCTTTATGCCCAAGGCACCATCACTGGGCTCAGCGGCGCCAATGCGGGCTACACCCGGACAGTAGCGGACATGAGCAATGGGACAGTCATGGTCAAGCTTGCCTTCCTGTCGCCGCCAGCGACGGGCGACGGGTTTCAGCTGCTGCCCGGCTGCGACCGCACGATCGCGACTTGTACCAGTGTCTTTAATAACGCAATCCATTTTGGCGGGTTTCCCTACGTACCCACACCGGAAACCGCCGTATGATAGATCCACGGCGCGCGGCCGTGCTCGCCGAAGCGGCGAGGTGGCTGCGCACGCCTTACCACCATATGGGGCGAGTCAAGAGCGGCGGGACCGACTGCCTCATGCTTCTTGCCGAGGTTTATGAGGCAGCAGGCGTCATTCCGCATGTCCCCATTCCATTTTACCCTCCGGATTGGCATCTGCATCGCGGCGCCGAGCGCTATCTCGACGGGCTGACGCGCTACGCGCGAGAGATCAATGGGCCACCGGATCCCGGCGACGCGGTGCTGTTCAAATTCGGCCGCTGCTTTGCCCATGGCGCGATTGTCGTTGCCTGGCCCCGCCTGATCCACGCCTGGCACAACATGGGTGTCGTATATGCTGACGCCGGTCAGGGGCAGCTCAACGGCCGAGCTGCGCGGTTTTTTTGTCCTTTTCCAACCTCCGAAACCTGACTTCTGGCGGTAAATGACAGGCATTATCGGCGGCGGCTCGAACGCCAAGCAAAAGACGGCGATCGGCTCACTGCAATTCCAGACCTCGCAAAAGGGTGGGGTAATCCCGCTTGTCTACGGCACGACGCGCCTCTCTCCGAACCTGATCGATTACGACGACTTTACTGCGACCCCGGCGAGTTCCGGTGTAAAGGGCAAAGGAGGCGGCGGCGGCAAATCGGGCAGCCAGCAATACAATTACAGCGCTTCGGTCATCCTCGGTGTCTGCCAGGGACCTGTCGCGGCGTTCGGCACGGTCTGGTGGAACAAGAATACCGGGCCGTTGAGCGGCTTGCCCGGAGTTTCGACGATCAATCTCGGCGCCGACGGTCAGGCGGCCGATCCATTCTGGGTCACCAATCACCCAGCGAAGGCGCTCGGCTATTCCGGCACTGCCAATGTCACGCTTGACAGTTATCAGCTGGGAATGACGGCCGCCTTACCCAATTTCTCGCTCGAGATTGTCGGCATCGAGTCGTCCAGCGGTGTCAACGGCTTTGATGCCAACCCGGCAGCAATTATCGGCGATTTCCTGACCAACCCACGCTATGGCGCCGGCTTTCCCGCCGCCAATCTCGACAGCCTGACCGCCTATTCCGATTACTGCGCCGCGGCTGGGCTGTTTCTGTCGCCGCTGCTCGATACCCAGCAACAGGCGCAACAAGCGCTTGGCGACATCACTAAGATCACCAATAGCGCGATCGTCTGGTCGGGTGCGCGGCTGAAAATCGTCCCCTATGGTGACCAGCCGCTCAGCACGACCTACACCTTGGTCTCGCTAATCGGGGCAATCGTAGCAGGCGACATCTTGAGCCTTACCTTTACGCTCGCCGCGATCGCGGGAGCGCCGGTCACAATTGATTACACCGCCACCACCGCCGACCAGACCTCCTACACCAGCGCCGCGGCCGGGCTCGCCCAACTGGTCGCCAGCAACGCTACTCTCAGCGGCTATGGCATCTTTGCCTCATGCTCGGTCAATTCACTGCTCATCGTCGCTCAACAGGGCCCGGTCACGGTGGTCGGGAGCGCCAGCGGCGCCGAGACGATCACAGTTGGTCCAACCAGCGCACCTTACAACTTCACTCCTGATACCACCGTGCTATACGCCCTCGGCGAAGATGATTTCATTGTCCAGGAATCCAGTGTCGGCAGCAATCTGGGCGTGAACCCGGGCGGACCGGCGCTGAGACAAGGTGCGGGGCCGATCACCGGAGGCTTTACCGACGATCCGGTTCATATTGTTCGTTCGACCCCGGCAGATGCAAACAACATGATCCAGGTCGAGTGTCTGGATCGATCGAACAGCTACAACACCACTGTTGTCGAAGCGTTTGACCAGGGTTCAATCGACCTTTATGGCGTTCGGCGCGACACTTCGCTCAAGGGAAACGCGATCGTCGACCCGACTTACACAGGGCCAATAGCTGCTCAGTTGTTGCTGCAACGCAGCCTTTATTTTCGTAACACATACACGTTTCAGCTTGGCTGGAAATACTGCCTGATCGAGCCGATGGACCTGGTCCAGATCAGCGACACGCGGCTCGGCGCCGAGGCGCTTACCGTCCGCGTCACGGCAGTCGAGGAAGACGACGAGGGGAGGCTGTCGATCACCGCTGAAGATTTCTTCGGCGGTTATTCGACCGCTGTGCTGTATCCAAAGCAGGGTGCCGCGGGTTATGTGCCGAACTACAACTCGGCGCCTGGAAACGTTAATCCGCCGCTGATTTTCGAACCGCCGGCGGGGCTGCTATCGGGCGATCTCGAAATCTGGGTGGGTCTGTCCGGTGGCGGGAACTGGGGCTCGGCGCAGGTTTGGATTTCGAGCGACGGCAGCTCCTATGCGCTCTCCGGCACGGTCGACGGACCGGCGACTCAAGGCCTACTGACGGCTGATCTGCCGGCTCACGCCTCGCCCGATACAATCGACGCGCTCGCGGTCAATCTCACTGAGAGTCGGGGCGCGTTGATGTCGGTATCCGCCACCGACGCGCAAAACCTCGTAACGTTGAGCTATGTCGGCGGCGAGCTGCTTGCCTATGAGACCGCGAGCTTGACCGCGAGTTTTCAGTACGATCTGACGACCCTTTACCGTGGCGCCTACGGCTCGGCGATTGCCGACCACACGACCGGAACGCAATACGCTTTGTTGAACAAGGCGATCGGCCATTTCCCCTATCCCGCCAACCTGATTGGACAGACAATTTATCTGAAATTCGTGTCGCTGAACATCGTCAGCGGGGGCGCCCAGGATCTGTCTTCGGTGCCGGCCTACACCTACACGATTACCGGTGCGGGTCAGGCGACTGTTACTGTGGTCACCGGCACATTTCTGAACGGCGCGCCGACGGCCGGGCTGGTTCTGCAGCGCTATGTGTTTGCCGCTGCGGTGTCGTTTCCGGCCGGACTGGGCGGCAGCCAGGGCACTGCCGGCACAGCCGCGACCGGCACCACCATTTTTACAATTCAGAAGAATGGGGCGAACGTCGGAAGCATGATGTTCGCTCCGGCTGCGACGACGGCGACTTTCACGATGGCGGCGGCCGCGACCTTTAATGCCGGCGACGTGCTGACGTTGGTTGCGCCAGCAATGCCGGATTCGACCCTCGCCAATCTGGCGTGGACCTTTATGGGAACAATGGGAGCGTGATAGAGATGTCGAGAGTATGGAACTTTGCCGATCATTGCGCGATTGTT